CTCAGTTGGCAGAGCGCGGGGCTCATAACCCCGAACGTGCTGGTTCGAATCCGGCTCCCGCGTCCAAGGAGAAGAGCGATGGCGGACGAGATGACCGACATCATCAAACGCAACGCTGAGGGGCCGGCTGAGGCCCACGGCGATGCGGGCGGTATGAAGCAGCACTCGCTGCCCGACCAGATCGCCGCCGACAAGTACCTGGAATCCAAGCGGGCCAGCCGGGCCAAGGGCCTCGGCATCAAGCTCGTCAAACTCGCGCCGGGAGGGAGCGTCTGAATGTGGCCGTTCCGCAAGAAGAGGAAGTCCGCGGCGCCCCTCCCGGCCACGCTTCAGGCCGGCGCCAGAGTGCCTGTCGTCCTGCGGGCGCGCTATGACGCCGCGCAGACCACGGCCGACAACGCCCGCCACTGGGCCATGGCCGACGCCCTCTCGGCCGACAGCGCCATGTCGGCGGAGGTGCGCAGGAAGCTCCGTCAGAACGCCCGGTACGAAGTGGCCAACAACAGCTACGCCAAGGGCATCGTGCTCACGCTGACCAATGACTGCATCGGCACCGGGCCGCGGCTGCAGATGCTCTCCACCAACGTGACACTCAATCGCCTGGTGGAGGAGGCCTTCGCCGACTGGTGCCGGGCGGTCCGTCTGGCCGGCAAGCTCCGCACCATGCGGGCGGCCAAGGCGACCGACGGCGAGACGTTCGCCGTGCTGACGGCCAATCCGCTCGTTGACTCCCCGGTCGTCCTGGACGTGCAGCTCGTGGAGGCCGATCGCGTGGCCGCGCCGTGGCTGGCCGCTGGCAACGCCGCCGACATCGACGGCATCACCCTCGACGCCTGGGGCAACCCGCGAAGCTACTCGATCCTGCGGCAGCACCCGGGCGACCTGTCGAACTGGCGGCACGAGTTCGACCTGGTGGACGCCTCGGCGGTCATCCACTGGTTCCGCGAGGACCGGCCGGGACAGCACCGGGGCGTGCCGGAGATTACCCCGGCCTTGCCGCTCTTCGCTCAGCTGCGCGACTACACTCTGTCGGTGATTGCCGCGGCGGACACGGCGGCCGAGTTCGCGGCGGTGCTCTACACCGACTCGCCGGCCAACGGCGAGGCCCAGGCCCTGGAGCCGATGGACATTGTCGCCCTCGAACGGCGGATGGCCACGGTCCTGCCGGACGGCTGGCGACTCAGCCAGGTGGAGGCCCAGCAGCCGGTCACGGGCTACGGCGAGTTCAAACACGAGATTCTCAACGAGATCGCCCGCTGCCTCAACATGCCCTTCAACGTCGCGGCGGGGAACAGCTCGGGCTACAACTACAGCAGCGGCCGGCTGGACCACCAGACCTACTACAAGTCGATTCGCGTGGAGCAGGCGCACCTGGCCGAGGTGGTGCTCGACCGCATTCTGGCCGCCTGGCTTTATGAGGCATCGCTGACGCCGGAGTTCGCCGTACTGCGCAGCCTCCGCGGAGCGCCGCACCAGTGGTTCTTCGACGGCGCCGAGCACGTCGACCCGGCGAAGGAAGCCACGGCCCAGGCGACGCGGCTCACCTCGAACACCACGACGCTGGCCATCGAGTATGCCCGTCAGGGACGCGACTGGGAGACGGAGCTCCGGCAGCGGGCCAAAGAGAAGTCGCTGATGAAGGAACTGGGGCTGGTCGAGGAACCGGCTCTGCCCGCCGAACCGACCGACGAAGACGACGACGAGGAAGAGGAGACCGACACTGATGTCGAAGCGCGACGCGCAGCCTGAGTACCTGCTGTTCCAGTGCCCGCTCACGGTCGAGGCCAGCGACGACGGCGCGAAGCAGATGCCGCGCTTCCGCATGGTCGCCTACACCGGCGGCACGATGCGGATCGCCGGCTTTCCGCACCCGGTGGTCGTCGACCTCGAGGGCCTGGCCATCGACCGGCAGGACATCCCCGTGCGGCTGGACCACAAGCCCATGCAGGGCGTCGGCCACACGCAGCGGGTGGTCATCGCCGACGGGCAGGTCCTGGCCGAGGGTCTCATCAGCCGGGACACCTCGTGGGCTCGTGACGTGGCCAAGAGCGGCGTCAACGGCTTCCCGTGGCAGGCCAGCATCGGGGCCGCCGTCATCCAGGCCGACTTCATCCCCAACGGTCAGCACGTCAACGTCAACGGGCGGACCTTCACCGGGCCGCTGCACGTGGTCCGCCGGGCCGTCCTCAAGGAAATCTCGTTCGTCGACAGCGGCGCCGACGCCAACACCGTCGCCAAGGTCGCCGCCCAGTCCCCCCAGGCAAAGGAGCCGAAGCAGATGGAAGAGACCAACACCGCCACGCAGGAAGCCGAAGTCCAGGACACCCAGGTCGAGACCCCCGAGACGCCGCAGGCCGGCGGCGACACGCCCGTCGAGACGCCGAAGCCCTCTCCGGCCCCGGCTGCCACGCCGACCACGGTCAACGCCTCGGCCGCCAGCGATGGCGACCCCGTCGTGGACATGCGCCGTCGGATGGCCGCCGAGACGCGGCGGGTCGAAGCGATCCGCAGGCACTGCGCCGGCAAGCATCCCGACGTCGAGGCCCAGGCCATCGAGGAAGGCTGGGACGAGACGAAGGTCGAGCTTCACATCCTTCGCGCCTCGCGTCCGCAGGTGCCGGCCGTGACCTCCCGGCCCCGCAACACCGGCCCGCAGGTGTTCGAGGCCGTGGCCCTGATGGCCGCCGGCTGTCCGCTGAGCCGCATCGAAGCCGCCTACGCCGAGCCGATCCTTGAGGCCGCTGACAAGCTCCGCGGCGTCGGCATCCAGGAGTTCTGCGAACTGGCCTGCGGGCAGCAACTGCCCCGCTACCGCCGTGACGCCTCGGGTTGGCTGCAGGCCGCCTTCAGCACGGCCTCGCTGCCGAACATCCTCTCCAACATCGCCAACAAGATGCTGCTGGAGGGCTACAACTATGTCGAGGACGCCTGGCGCAAGATCGCTCGCGTCGCCAGCGTGAATGATTTCAAGGAGCACACCCGCTATCGCATGACGGGCAGCTTCGAGTTCCAGCGGGTCGGCCCGGACGGGGAGCTCAAGCACGGCAAGCTGGGCGAACAGACCTTCAGCCAGCGGGCCGACACCCACGGCATCATGTTCGCCCTGACCCGGCAGATGATCATCAACGACGACATGGGGGCCTTCACGGACATCCCGCGGCAGATCGGCATGGGCGCCGCCGAGGCCATCGCCGACGCCGTGTGGGGGCTGTGGCTCTCCAACCGGACGCAGGCCGACGGCAAGGCATTCTTTCACGCCGACCATAAGAACTACGCCGACGGGGCCGACACGGCACTGGGCGTCGATTCCCTCACGGCCGCCGAGGTGACGTTCAGCGAACAGACGAAGCCGAACGGCCGGCCGCTAGGCATCCCGGCCAGCATCCTGCTGGTGCCGACGGCGCTGAAGGTGCCCGCGGAACTGCTGATGAAGAGCGTCAGCCTGAACGAAACCACCACGGCCAACAAGGGCAAGGCCGCGGCCAACCCGCACCTGGGCAAGTACGAGGTCGTCAGTTCCGTCTACCTGTCCAGTGCCGCCTTCACCGGCTCAAGCTCGAAGGTCTGGTATCTGCTGTCCGACCCGAACCGCCTGCCGGCCATCGAGGTCGCGTTCCTGAACGGCGTGGACCGGCCGACCGTCGAGAAGACCGACGCCGACTTCAACACCCTCGGCGTCCAGTTCCGCGGCTACATCGACTTCGGTGTCCGCGAGCAGGATTATCGCGGGGCGCTGAAGATGAAGGGCGAATGAGTCTCGCCCTTCGCGGGCGGCAGTGATTCCCTCCAACCAACAAGGAGCAAGTGACGATGGCGACGCGATTCGTGCATGACGGCAAGAGTGTGGACTATACCCCGAGTGCGGCAGTGACCGCTGGCGACGTGGTGGTTCAGGCGGACCTGGTGGGCGTGGCGAAGCTGGACATCGCCGCCAATGCCCTCGGGGCGCTGGCGGTGACGGGAGTGTTCGATTTCCCGAAGGCCACCGGTGTCGGGAGCGGCATCGCCGTGGGCAAGAAGGTCCACTGGAAGGCCGACCCCGGCGTGGCGACGACCGACACCGACGACGGCGGCGATCCGAAGGTCGAGTACCCCTACATTGGCAAGGTCGTGAAGGCTGCCGCCGATGCCGACGCCACGGTCCGCGTGCGGCTGAGCCAGTAACGCATGGACCTCCTCGAGCAATCCTCGGCCTGGCTGGACGATCAGCGGCGGCGATTCTTGTCGCGGCCGGTGACGTACAGCCGGGCCGGGGACTCGGCCGAGGTCCTGGCCACGGTCGGCCGGACGACGTTCGACGTGACAGATGAGTACGGCATCAGTCAGCACTGGGAGTCGCGTGACTACCTCGTGCTGGCCAGCGATCTGGCGGCGTTCGGCCTGCCGCAGCGCGGCGACCGGATCACCGAGACGGTGGGCGGCGAGACGCTGGTCTACGAGGTCATGGCGCCGGGCGGTGAGACGCCGTGGCGCTGGAGCGACGCCTATCGCCGGACGCTGAGGATTCACACCAAACAGGTGGGCACGGCATGAGCGGCGAGTGCGACGATCGGTACGAGGATGTCTGCAAGGACGAGTTCGCGGGCATCCGTCATAAACTCGACCTTTTGGACGAAGCCATCCGCGGCAACGGCAAGCCGGGCATCCAGCTGCGGCTGGACCGGCTGGAGTCGTCCGAGCGGACGCGCGGGCGGCTGCTGTGGATTCTGATCGGGGCGGCGTCGACGCTGGCCGTCGGCGGTCTGTGGCGCGTGGTGTTTGGAGGGTAGCAACATGGTCAGGCGATGGATCGGGTCGGCGGATGTCGAGATCGGTGAGCACGCCGAGCAGGTCGTGGCGCACCGCTCGGCGGCCGTGGCGACGACGGAAACGATCAACGTGACGAGCGACGGGCAGGTCGCCCTGGCGGCCAATCCCGACCGCATCTCAGCGGTACTGGTCAACGACAGTGACACCGACGTTTACATCAAGCTCGGCGCCGACCCGGTGGTCGGCACGGGCATCAAGCTGAGCGCCTATGGCGGTTCGTTCGCCATCACGGCGGCCAACCTGTACACGGGCCTCATCACGGCCGTCTGCGCCTCGGCCGAGCCGAAGGCGCTGCTGGTTACCGAGTTCTGAAAGGAGACCTTCCCTATGAAGCAGACGATGGGCATTGCGGCGATTCTGGCGGTGGCCATCCTGGCCTGCCTGGCGTGGGGCCTCTGGTGCGCCAGCGCGGCCCACGGACAGACGGTGCGGGTCGAGGGCGGTGAGGTCGCGCCCGCGAGCACGGCCGACATGGTGCGCGACATGAAGGCGGTGCTGGCCAAAGACCCCACCGCGCGGCTGAACACCCTGAAGGGCTATGAACCGAACGACAGGATTGCCTACCGC